TAAATAACTTTTTCATAAATTACCTCCTCCTTATTTAAACAAAAACTATTTATATCATACATTATTAAATTATGATAATCAATAGATAAATTATGTAATAAGGTTTATGCTCTCTTCAGGGGGTTGCCAAACTATGACATTTCTATACCACTCTACTCGTTAAAACCCTTTAAAAATCGTTATTTCTCGTTAATTTCAATATAGCAGAAAATAGTTAAATCTGCTTTTTTAGTATCTAAATTCGTATCTAAATGCAATTTGGTTGTATTTTTTTGCTTGATTTTTTTATCGATTTAAGTGATAAATACAACACGAGAAAGGAAGTGATTTCATATGCCTGTATATCAATCTAAAAGTCCTACTGCAGATGGCAAATCATATTTTTTTAAGACTACATATATAACAGCTGATTCTGATGAACCAAAAGTTAGAGTTAGTAAAAAATATCGAACACGTGAAGAAGCAATTAGAGGTGAGCAAGAGTTTATCATTAATATTGAGAAATACAAAGATGTCCCTGTGTATATGACTTTTCAGGAATTATATGATAAATTCATTGAAGATAGAAAATCATGTGTTAAGTTTACTACACTGGAGACTTATCCTAATATGTATAAATACATTAAACAGTTTATGAAAATAAAATGTGTGGATTATAATATTGAGCACTTTTTACAATGGAAGAAAAAGATGTATTCCAAGAAAAATATAAGTTTAAGATATAAAAATGACATTCTAAAGCATTGGAAGTCTATACTTAATTTTGGCTCAAGAATATATAATTTCGACTTTACTCCAGTATATAGAAAAATGGATAAATTTAAAGACCCTAATGCAAGAAAGAAAGAAATGCAGTTTTATACTCTGACTGAATTTAATCAATTCATATCTGTTGAGGATGATATTCGATGGAAGTGTTATTTTCAAACATTATATTATTGTGGTCTTAGGTGTGGAGAATCAAGAGGACTCAAATGGAGAGATATTAACTTAGACAAAAATATTCTTTCTGTAAAACGACAAGCTATATCTTCTAAACAAGAAAATGGATTAAACTATGTCCTAGCTGACCCAAAGACACGAAAGAGTATCAGAGATATTCCTATATGTTCTACTCTTTCCAAATCATTATCAGAGTATAGAAATCAATTAATAAAAAATAATAGGTATAATATTGAGCATTTTGTTTTTGGCAATGATGATGGTTCAAATCCATTATCTGAGCATTTAATATTAAAAAGGAAGAAACGAAATGTGGAAATGTCTGGAGTAAAATATATAAGAACTCATGACTTTAGGCATAGCTGTGCATCATTATTAATTAATAGTGGTGCTAATGTTACTATGGTTGCTAAATACTTAGGACATTCCGAAATTGACGAAACTCTTAATACTTATTCTCACATGTTTCCATCAGCATTAAATAATGTAATAAGTATAATAAATGATTTAAATAATAAAAAGTCTACGAAACTTTAAAAGGAGGATTATGAAAAAGTTACCAGTATGTCCTTTATGCCACAAATCATATTTTGGATATCCTGCCATATCTAGAAAAGATAATAAGACAAAAATATGTTCTGAATGTAGTTTAAAAGAGGCACTTCAAGATTTTATAAAACATAATAAAAAGTCTGCTTAATTGCAGGCTTATTTTTTATTAATTTCATATGATTGTTTGATTATAGGAATTATGTTATCAATTTCATCAATCTTCTTAATAGAAATATAATAATCTCCATTACCATGATGACCTATTCTTCTATCATCATCTGTAATATAACAGCTCATAACTCCCATAGGGTCATTTATTGAACCCTTTTTCATATTTATTGTTACTTGAATGAAACCTTTAAATATTTCGATATCAGCAATATTTTTACTTCCTTTAAAAGCAATATAAACCTTTTTAACTTCAACATCTATATCGCCTAAAGATAAAATTCTATCTCTTAGTGCTTCATATAACGATTTTATTGCCTCAGTTGAATTTTGAAGATGGTCATCTTCTGTATATACTTTTATTTCTTTAGTTACTTGTTCATCAGCAAGTGATATACCACTATCTTTTAATTTGACTTTTGTATTACTTTCTATCTTATCTACTTCAATAATATCATCTTCATATTTAGTAACTTTATATAAATCAAATGGCATGTCAGCAAATCCAGTAGAATTAAGTTGGAACTTACTAAATTTAGGAGATACAAATATTATTCTTGATTGACTCCAATCAATATCATTTATTCCCAATTGAGAATTAGTTTTAAGATTATAATCTAATATAAATGCTTCTTTATTCTCTAGCATCTTTTTTAAATAAGTGAATCCTTGGTCTACCAAACTATGATTCTCTATATTCTTATATTCAATGATTCTGAATGAATTACTATCTTTATCATATGCTAAACTATCTATTCTGAAAGTATGGTTATCTATCCAGAACTCAGTATCAATAAATTGAAGTCCTAATATATCCATTAGGTTTTTTTCAAAATATGTTTGTAATTCTTTTTCATTAACAAACTCTTTTTGTTTTAATTCTTTATTGCTTTTAAAAATCATTTTTTCACCTACTTTAATCCCAAATACCAAGAATTATGTCTGTAATGTTTTCTTTACATTTTTCAATTTCGTTATTTAAATTATCAATCTTTTCATTTTCACTTCTTATTTTTTTTATTATTTCTTTTTGTTCATCAACTGATGGTAATGGAATAGTCATCTTTTTTAAATCTGGCATTTTTAATTGTTTTCTAACTGCACCATATGCTGTATTATCAATAATTTTCAACATATAATCACTCTTAATAAACAAGAAAAAATATTCATCTAACAATCTATCATCAGTAATCTTAAATACTTTGTACATCGGACTTACACAACCAATGTTTTCTGTATCATTGTAAGCAATTGAACCTACATTAATACGTGAAGGATTAAATGCAAAGTATCTTGGTTTAATAATTTTATAATTACTCAATGAATCGGAAGCTGTTTTTTCACTATGATATTCACTCGAAGGAACAAACCCCAATTTGTTAGAAACACTCCATGCTTCTATTCCAGTTTGATTTTTTACCTTTTCGCTACATTCCTCTATCAATTTTCCTATAGGAACATTTTCATAAATTGAACTATCCTTTGATTTTTTTTCGTATCTATTAGGAAGTAATATATATTTATTATCTTTAATACTTTCTTTATCCATGCATACAGCTTTCAGCTTAGTATCAATTATCTCACCTGTAGATTTATAATTTTCAACTACTCTTTTTGCTTCTGGCAAATCATTTTTGCTAGTTGGCTTACGTGTATCAGTTAATGTGAAACCATCATGGTTAGTTTCAACGTATAATATTTTATCTTCATTCTTTTTATTTTTATCAACAAAGATTATACTTGTTTTAATGTCTTTAGCATATGGTTTAAATACTCCCACTGGTAATGAAACAATTGCATATAAACCAGCTTCTACTAATTCTTGTCTTAATAAATCATATGAAGTTGTTCCCTCAGAGTATAAAATGCTATCTGGAATAAGAATACCAGCTTTTCCTGTGCTTCTAATGTGAGACATTATATAATCGACAAACAGAACCTCTGCTCTACTTGATTTTACAGAAAATCTTCTATGAGGCTTTATTCCACCTTGTGGTGTCATAAATGGAGGATTTGCAAGAATTACACTAAACTTTTCATCCCATCTGTCATCCATTCCTAATGTATCATATTCATGTATATCTGGATTTAATGCTCCATGTAAAAACATATTCATTCTGGCAATTTTAACCATTTTAGGTTCAGTATCATATCCTGTTAAGTGATTTAGTAATTCTTTTTTTTCATCGTAATTTAATTTATCGCCCTTTTTTACTTCAGTATTTTCATCGATTATATGTTTATATGCTGATATAAGAAATCCTGCTGTACCACAAGCTGGGTCTAAAATTATATCATTTTTTTGTGGGTCTACAATATTTACAACAAAATCTATAATATGTCTTGGAGTTCTAAATTGTCCTAGACTTTTTTGACTTGATTGGTCAGATAATAAATATTCATATGCATCTCCTAATGTTTCGGAATCTGAATAGTCAAAGCCTAGATTTATTTCATTTAAAAAAGTAGTAAGAAAGTCTGCTTCTTTAAAGGGTAAACTTGCATTCTTAAACATTTCTCTGAACATACTATCCATAGTCGGATGAATATAAAATTTTTCTAAAGCTTCAGTATATAAATTATATCTATCTTGAGCTCCTAAAGTTTTAGCCATAATTTTTCTCCAAGAATATTTTTCATATTCCCCTGTAAAAAATTTTGATTTTCCACCTAACGATATTGCTTCTGCATCCATATCATCCATAAATTTATATAACATAGCCATTGTTATTTGTTCTATTTGACCTTCAGGAGAAGGAATTTTACCAACAAGTATTTGTCTACATTTATCAACAGCTTTTTTTGTTTTTGGTTCTAACATAATATTTCACTCCTATCTAAATGTTGAAGAACTAACATCACTTTCTGCAACATAATCTGCTATGTAATCTAATATTGTTCTACCCTTAAAAGTAATATTTGCTAAGTTTCTTATATCATTAGCTATAGGTGTAGTCATCAATGATGCATATTCCTTATTATCAATAGCTTTTCTTACGTCATCATCAAGTATATAAGCCTGAAATACTGATTCTATTTCAGTTAATTTTTCAGAATATTTCGCACAATCTTCTTTATTAATTAATTTAAAATTGTCAAATTCATCGGTTAACATTTCATTTTTTGTTTTATAATGGTCAATTAATCCCATTAATTTCATTGCTATTTCTCGAACAGTCAATTTTCTATCTAGATTAACTGCTTTTTCAATTTTTTTAGCATTATAAAACTCACTTGGCTTATCAAATATTTCATTTTTTAAATACCAGATAAATCCATCCAAATCTTTATTCTTAATATATTCTTGAGCTTTCTCATCTTGAGACATTTTATCTTCAAGTTTCTTATTTAATAATCTATCTACTTTTGCTATGGGCATATCTTGTTGAGTCATTTTAATTAAATCATCAGCACCATTATAAATAACTTTTTCTATTTCTGTAGGCTCATCTCCAGTACCTTTAACCCATTTAGTTAAAGATGGTAATTTAATTTTTTCATCATAATCAAACTCTTTTTCAAAATATTCACATGTAGCAAAGAAATCAAATAATTTAAAGTATGTCTTTGGTACTATAACATCACCATCTGGAGATTTAAATTTATATATTCTTGTACCTCTACCTTTAATCTGAATAAATTCTGTTGCTGAGAATATTGGTCTAAACAATGCAATATTTAATATATCTTGGCAGTCATAACCAGTAGTCATCATAGCTACTGTTACAGCTACTCTGGATTTTGATGACATATAATCATCAAGCCATTTAGTAGTTCCTCTAAGATTATTATCAGCAAAATTAATAGTCATTTGTTGAGCATCATGTACATCAGAAGTTATTTGCATAGCAAAATCTGAATTGTACATTTTTGGGTACATTTGAGTAGCCATTTTGTTTAATATTTGAGCTATCTTACAAGCATGGTTTTGATTAACACAGAATATTATTGATTTACCTATTTCACCTGTTATAGGGTCTTTTTCTGCATTCTCCATAAATGTTTTACATAATGCTATATTGGTTGCTTCTGAGAAGAAGTCTTTTTCAAATGAAGTAGCTGTCATTACTTTAGCACCATTTGTATTTTTATCTGTGATAGTTAATTCTGTATCATCTTCTTCATTAGCAGTTATTATTAATCCATTATCAGATAATAATTCATTAGTTATTTCTGTTCTGGCATCTACTACTTTTGGACCGACAAGAATACCATCTTTAATACCATCTTCTAATTGATATCTGAATGTTGGCTCACCTGAATCGCATCCAAAGATACGATATGTATCTTCTTGCATTCTTCTTTCTAATTCTCCAACTTCAGTTTCTTCATACTTAACACCTTTTAATAAATTCTTTGGTGTAGCTGTAAGTCCTAATTTATATCCCACAAAGTATTCAAATACTGCTCTACTTGAGTTACCAATACTTCTGTGAGCTTCATCTGATATTACTAAATCAAAATCTGTAGGAGCAAATAATTCACGATATTTATTATTTAATGTGAAAGATTGTACTGTACTAATTAATATATCTGCTCTTTCCCATGCTCTATCTTCTGTTTTAAACTCTTTATATATTTGAGAAATTATTCCATCTTTTTTTAAATATTTTGTTAGGTTTTTTTCTGCTTGGTTTTCAAGTTCTATTCTATCTACCAAAAATAAAACTCTTTTTACTAAACCACTTCTAATAAACATCTTAATAATTCCAGCAGAAGTTAATGTTTTTCCTGTTCCTGTTGCCATTTCAAGTAAAAATCTTTCTTTTCCATCTTGAATAGCATTTCTTACAGAAAGAATTGCATTTAATTGGTAGTTTCTCAACACTCTAATATCATTTTCCATGCAATACTCGAATAGTTGAGATTTATCATCTAATTTATAAAGAGGATTTGTTACAATTGATGGTTCTTGAGAAGTTGCTACAAAATATTCATCAATATTCATATCATCTAAGGCTTTTGTATCTTGAGTGATAGTCTTATATGATTTTAGTGATTCATATGTTGGATAGTCAGTAATAATATCTGGGTCACCACTTTCTAAATCCCAGAAGTAATCTAAGTTACCATTTGATAGTATTACATATCTAGCTCCAAGTGATTCAGCATAATCTCTAGCTTGTTCTTTGGCACTTAAAGGATTAATCTTATCACGTTTTGCTTCTAATACTACAAGTGGTTTACCATACTCATCTTTAAGAATGTAATCAGCAAAGCCCATTCTACTATTTGTATAGTTTTCATCTATTTCATCTAAATCAGCTTTTGATTTAATTTCTATTTTTGCTTTTGTTTCTAAATCAACATTAGCTATACCATCTTTTGTAGTAATAGATCTCCATCCAGCATCTTCTAATTTTTTATTAATTAATATTCTTGCATAGGCTTCCTTTTTTCCCATACTTACCTCACCTCATCAGATTTCTCATCGAATAATATTATAACATAAAAATACAATTATTTTTAGCGATATTGCTTATTTTTCATAATATTTTAAAATCTGATTTTAATTGGCAAAATGACTTTACTAATTTTTAAATAAGAGTTAACATCACAAACAACGTAGAGGGAGGAATTTTATGAACAAAGCATTATTCTTTAGAAAATGTCCTAATGCAAAAGATTATCAGTTTCGTGCTAATAAATTTCCAGCTTTTGGGCAAGAATTAAACTATAACATTTTTAAAACTATTGTCCTATCCAAAGACAAGTATGATTTAGTTATTAATGGTTTCTTATACGATAATAAAGATGTAATGAAGCATACTGATAATTTAACGATGGATGATTCAGATACTGTTAATTGTTTATTATTTACGTGTGATAAGAAAAGTGGCTATTTAGTATATCCTGCTGGATATGATTATTGTAGATATGTAGCCTATTGGGAGGATAAGTAGATTTATGTTTTTAAAAGAAGATGGAAAAGATATTACAAAGAAACAATTTAAAGAAATAATTTCACCAAGATTAGACAAGAATAACAGATATATGGAAGAGATAATAATACCAGACTACACTGCATTTTATATAGCTACTGCTTATTATGATAGTTCTGATTGGGAAGACTCATTAAGAATATATATTAATTCAGCGTGTACTATGTTTAATTATGAAATTAAAAACTTTAAAAGGTTAAGTTCTAAAGTTAAAGAATTATTAAAAATAAAATATTCACTTTTAGTTGTTGAAGAAACACCTATTTTAAAACTTAGAGAGGAAAAGAGTTCAAATGAAAATAACTAATAAAAGAATTACAGGACTAAGAACTGATTATGAAATATCTGATGAGGATTTTGAAAAAGATTGCATGCCTTTTGACGATGATATTGATTCATGGTTAGAAAAAAACATAGATTTTTTAAACGAATTTGTTTCATTCTATATAGCATGTGGATTAAAATATAATGTTCTTTGGAATGGTTCTTTTTCTGGATTAATTAGTAGTGCTGTTGATACCTGCTGTCAGCATTATGACGCAAAAGATGTTAATGTAGATAAAGTTGTAGAAATTCTATTAAATAAATATAATATTAAAACAATAGAAAGCAAGGAAGATATACAATTCGAAGTCTTAAATTAATCTTGAATATGGTATAATATTTAAGAAAGGAGACCTATATTAATGAAAAAAGATTATTTAGAAATCCCCTTATATAAACTTCGTGATATTGTATATACTAATCCTAATCGTGAACGTGACCAATTAGAATGGAGTTTTATAGAAACAATTTCAAAAGAAACAGGTTTCTTTATGAAAAGAATTAATATATCAAAAGCATCCAAATCTCGCTATAGTAGAAAGTTTGATTATTTCGAGTTCGAGTTTGAGGGAAAGCAATATATTTTAAATAAAGGCAAATTAAAAGAGGGTACTATTTAAAGCACCCTTTTCTTATGGAATAATTAACTTTTGACCTGTATGAATTATATTTGGATTTGCTATGTTATTAGCTCTAGCTATTTCTGGATATCTATTTCCATTACCATAGTATCTCTTAGCTATTCCCCATAATGTATCACCTTTTTTGACTATATATGTTCTTTGAGTATTAACTGGTTTACTACCAACTCCAAGTTTCTGATTAACTAATGACTGAATTGCATTATAGTCATATCCTGCATTAGTTAATCTATTTTTTCTGTCTTGACCATTTCCCCAGTTACCTCTTATTACTTCATTAGCAATTTCATCATTTGACTTTTTACCAACATTACTATTTGATGGCACTAATTCTTTATCATTGAATACATAGTCATATGGATTAATAGATGTTGAGCTACTACCCTTATCAATTTGGAAGTGTAAGTGTACTCCTGTTGCTTTTCCTGTAGCACCAATAATACCAAGTTTTTGTCCTTTGGTTACTCTTTGACCAACATTAACAATTATTGAATTAGTTTTCAAATGATAGTATAAAGTATACCATCCATTATCATGTTTTATTCTAACATAGCAGGCAGTACCATATTGTACTCCTGTTTTTTGTACTCCTGTAACAGTACCATCTGCTATTGCGACTATCTCTTGTCCACCTACTAAATCTATACCATTATGAAAGTCTTTAACTAATTTACCCTGATAATAATATTGTCTGTTACCATAATAAGAAGTTACTCTTAAACTACTCGCTTTTATCGGATACATTTTCTTCACCATCCTTTTCTTCTACTTCTGTAGACTCTGATTCTTCATCTTCTGTTATTCCAAATATTTCATCTTCTTTTAGAACTTCAATTTTTTCATTTTCCATTTCATTCATCTCCTTACTTATTTGCTTTTTTATAACTAATATTTGAGACTCCTAATAGTGAGCCCATAAATGTTTCTACGGCAGTCATTATTGTTAAAATCACATCAGTGTTAGGAACATTGAAGCAATTTAAAATCACACCTGTTAGTGTGATTAATGCTGGCATAAAAACTAATGTTATCCACTTAAGGACATCATAAACTTTATTACTCATACCTATCTTCCTTTCTTTAAATTTCTTATATCTTCTTCTATTACTGCTAATCTTTCTTCTATTTTGTATGTTCTTTCTATCAAGTTATTATGTTTATCAACTCTTTTGGATAATTCATCAATCTTATAGTTAATAAGTTCTTGGTTTCTTTTGTTCATTGAAAGAGTTGCTATGATATTAGGAATAGCTACACATAGTCCACTAATTAATGAAGTTATAACAACTGAGTTCATATTCATCTTCCTTTCTTACTTAGTTCTTTTCCAAACATATACTCCAAGATAGTATGGATAATATGCTTGTCCTGAACCTGTATTTGATACTGATATTCCACCATGGTCATGGCTTCCATCTGTCTGTCCTGCTACATCTTGACCCCATCTGGAATTAGCAACTGGTATCTGAGCTCCTGTACCTGAGTTAGCTCCACCACCAAACCAAAACACATGGTTATGTCCACCTGCATTATTTAACCAAGCACTATGACTATGTGCTGGTAATGATGCGATGGGTATTTTATGACTTGAACTTGTTCCACCAAGTTGTCCTGCATTTGATGTTACAATTTTTAAATAAGCATCTGATTTTATCTGTTCCCATGTACCACCAAAATAAGTGGATGGATTTGTATTATTAACTGATATATAAATACTTCCTATTGGGTAGTATGGACATGGATACATTGATTCTCCATTTTGTTTAAGTAATATTGCTTTACTCATCCTAACTCACCCTTTTCCACATATAAACAACAACATAAGGTGGCATGTTATTATGTGCTTGAGAACCACCTGTATTACCTGTTGACCTGCTAAACATATAAGATGTTTCGCTTTGACTATTAATTACTTCTCCACCACCTGACTTTTCTGCCCAATACCAACGACCAGTCGAATATGTGTGTGAATGTGATGGCATTTCATTGATGGTTAATTTATGATTGGCTTCACCACCTGTATTATTAACTTTATAAGTATTATCATCTGCACTTAATAAAAATCTACCTTTTACTCTTTCCCAAGCACCTCCAAAATATGTAGATGGGTTGGTAGAATTAAAAGATATGTAAACACTTCCTACTGGATAATATGGACATGGGTATATCGGTTCATTATTATCTTTAAATAAAATTGCTCTACTCATTATGAAACTCTTTTCCAGACATATACTGCTAAATATGGTGGCATATTATTATGAGCACCATTTCCACCAACACTACTATGTTCATGTGTAGCATTGATGGTAATTAAATCTGTTTTTAAATTTTTCCCAGATGTATAATTTATTGCAGCACTCCAAGTATCTCCACCATCACCAGTATATGAAGTAATTCCACTTCCATAGCTATCAGCAATATTTGTTCCTGATGTTAACGCTCTAAATTGGATTTTACCAGTTAGACTTTTACTTCCATGAGTATGACTTGGTATTTCAGTTGCAGTTAATTTATGTGTGGCTTCACCACCTGTTGAACCATTTGTATATGTACTACCACAAGCTAGTAAAAACCTATCTTTTATTTGTTCCCATGTTCCACCAAAGTATGTGCTTGGATTAACATTATTAACAGCAATATAAATACTTCCAATCGGATAATATGGACATGGATAATATGGTTCATTATTTTTTATAAATCTAATTGCCTTACTCATATTACCAACTACTAATTACATCATAATCAAGTACAGGTTTACCATTTACTTCTAACGATTCTGTATTTGATGGGAAGCAATTTACTCCTACTGATAATTTTTTCGTATCTAAAAATAAAATAAACCTACCTTTTGGCAAGATGGTATTGTATGTTGTAGTGCCAAATTTATCTTTTACTAATATTCTAAAATCCCATGCCGATTCTTTATCGTTAGAAATTGTTGTCATTACATTATCTGATATTGTTACAGCAGAACTATATGTTGATTCTGTTGTTTTTTTATATTGATAAGTAATTGTCATTGTATTTTTATTATTAACACTCGAATATGAACCATCAACATTTAAATAAGTTTCATCTTCATAATTGTTTTTTCTACTTAAAGATATTATTGCTGTAGGAAGTGTCCAAGCTAATATTGTTATTGTTTTAGTAGCTGTAGTGGTGAAACCTCTACTATCAGTTGCTACTACTGTTAATGTTAAATTACCACCTGAATTAATATTCCCAAAGTCAATATTTCCTGCCGATGTAATGCTTCTGCTTATACTTCCTACTGTTGCATTATATGATGATATACTTGCATATTTTTTTGCAGTTGCACTAGCAATTGTTACTATTAAGTTTGAAAGACTCTGAACTATATGTTGATTATTACCAGTTACTGCTGTTGTTGTAGAATTGTTATCTTTATATGAGAGGTTACTTGCTGTGAATGTCGGATTGCCATTGACTATTGTCATGGTTTTAGTAATCGTAGAATGATATGTATTACCACTTATAACTGTCCTTAAATAAAAAATAACAGATAATGTTTTACTATTTGGACATGCACTTCTTAATGTATTTCTTTCTGCTTCAGTTAAACTGAATGTATATGATGAGCCAGTTTTAGATACATCTCGATATGGAACATCATCTCTGGAGCCATTTAAAGATATACATGCTTGAAGTGATGATACAGAGTTACCTGCCGAATTTGTATATTTAATTGTCGGATTCGATTCATCATTAAAATCCTCTGCACTTGTTAGATTTGCTTGTCGAGGTATTTTTGTAAGACTAATACTTCCTGAGTATGAATTACTTCTGTTATAGTAAACACATCCTTTTAAGGTGAAGCTAACATCACTAGCACTACCATCAGCATTATGCGTTACTGTTATTGTTCCTGTTGCAGAACCTGTTTTTGCTGGGAAGTTATATGTATTCCAATTTGTAGTTTGAGTTGCATATATAGTCTGTCCATTTACTACAACACCCCAGTTATAAATCGTATAATAGTTAACATTTCCACCTGTTGATTGTAATGTCCATTTAATGGTAGAAGTATTATTTGCAATACTATATGATTCCTCAACAACTGTTAGTTTTAAATATCTTCCATCATACGAACTTGTTTGAACACTAGCCATATTTCACCTCCTAAGTTAAAGGAACTATTCCTATTCCAGTATTTTCATTTGTTTCTATGCCAAGCCATCTAGCTAATCCACATAGGGTAATCTCTTCTTCAACAACCGACTTTTTCATATGAAATTCATCACCATTCATCCAGAATATTCGATTACCATTTTTATCATATCCAGTAAATTCATTTGGATTAATTACAACCTTACTGCCATCAAGACCAAAGATACAAATCCCATTCTCATCGAATACACCAATTAATCTGTTTGCTATATCATAGATTTCAATTCTACCTGCTTCATTAACTTCTGCTCCAACTTTAAACGTACCACCTTTAACTAAGTTAGCAGTCATATTGATAGCATTTACTACTTGCATATCAAGTGTTCCATCAATTAACCATGCTGAATTAAAAGTTCCATTGATTCCTGTTGTTGAAAATCCAATTCCTGCAGAAGATATCATCATTACATTGGTTGCATTCTCTTTTGGTAATGTATCAACAACCAATATCTTGTCACCCTCGTATATTACATAACTATTTCCAAGAGTTCCCCATATCTTTGATGTAGCTTCTGCTAAATCACTTGATAATGTTGCTTTAATAGTTTCATTCTGGGTTGTTATTTCCTTTTCTGTGTCATTCTTTATGGTTTGTACTAAGTCCTTTAATTTGGTCTTATAATTGCCAAATTCAACTTCTATGTATTTATCTCTAATGCAGTCGTACTTTAACGAAATAACATTAGTTACTATATCTATTCCAAGTTTTTCATGTTGAACATGAATTGTATCTCCTAAATCAACAACTTCATCAATTACTGCCTTGACTTTATAATTACATTTCATATATTTATTTTTATCTAAATATAATTCAGCCTGATTTCTTAAATCTGTTCTTAAGGCTTCCTTATATTCATCTTCTTTAAGATTTCCATATTCATCTTTATAGGCATTTTCATCAATATCTTGTTCAAACTTAACTATTTTTGTATAAGGTATATCATAGTGTATATCTGATTCCAAATATACTTCAGGCAATGTAATACCATCGAACCCAACTGGAAGTATTTTCGTAACAACATCATCCCATATTTCCGTGGCCTCTATTGTTTTAGAGTTTTTTCCATATTTTATTGTTATTCCTCTATCTGTGCCAATTTCTTTTTTTATTCCAACGATAAAGTTATCTCTAAATAAATGACCACCCCAACGTTCAATTAGGATGGCTATTGTTTCTTCTAATGTTTTCCTTACAATTCTTGCTGAGTTTAATGATTCAACATCAGAAATAGTTGTAAATGGTGTTGATGATTCGCATGCATTATTAAAGTGGTCTAATGCATAATTACAATCTCGGTTTTCCACATATGAATTTTCAATTACATATCGAGATGTGTCTTTCCATAGATGATAACCTTTAATTTTTATTTTGTTATTCTTTCTTTCTGGATTAATTAATCTGAATCCCTGTTCACCCCATCTGGTATTGGCTCTTATAATCATACCTTCTTGTAAATAATCAATATCTTCTATACTTGACTCAATTTCTATGTAGTAATCTCCATTATCCTCAACATAAATTTCAGCTTTAGTAGGATGTAATATTTTAAGACCATTGTTATTAAACAACTTTTCTGTCCTATCGAATACCTTAATCATTATAGCCACCTACTCTTTGGTTCAATGATTATTTTTGTTAAATCACCAGTCCAACTTATCGTATTAATTCCTACATTTAATTTAGGAAATTCACCCAACATATTTCTGTTTCTATAAGTTCCATTTAAATATGCTTCTTCTTTTAATGAATCAATAATTACTTCTGTTTCATTTTCTGGAAATGTATAAGTAAATATTCCTACATTGTTTACAAGTATTTCTATTGTTCCTGAACCAATTAAAGTTATTATTGGTTTAGCTACTTCTAATCCTTTATTCTCTACTTCTACACTTGTTTCTGATGCAATATTTAATTCTACACTTTCTTCATCTTTTAAATACTTAAATGGCTGAGTATAAAACTTAACATTGGCTTTTTTAAATCTAAGTAATTTTTCATAATCTATTTTGTCGATTATTGTCGAATTATATACTTTATCTGGTTCATCAGATGTTATTAATTTACCTGTTCCAGTAAAATATTTCATTATTGCATCTATGTCATAATTTCTAGATAATCCTATCTTTATTGTTTTTGTGTAGCTTTGATATCCTAATTCTTCAATAATATCTCCATCTCTTCCATCGACTTCAGTTGTATCAGTTCTCATTTTAGGTTTAGTTATAGGTGGTAATTCAGTAATGATTAAACCTCTAATATTATCACTATCTATATTGTTCCATATTATTTTAGCCATTATGAATACACCACCTTTTCTACTTTATCTATTACAAGTTCACCAAATGTTTCATCAAATGCTTTAAATGTCATTCCATCTAATGCTTCTTTGAATGCATCTACTAATCTGGCTTGACTTATTCCTGTTTCAGTGACATTTTCTGCTGTTGGATTTAAGTTAGTATTAATCCCTAAATCAAATTCTCTAGGAATAGCATTTTGAATATCAGTTGATACTGAATCCATTTCATCACTAAATCCCTCACCAATACCAAAAGCTAAATTCTTACCAATTTCATCTCTAAATATTGTTGATGGTGAATGAATACCAAAGAATGACTTAATTCCGTTTAATACTGATTTTCCAAATCCTTTAATTTTATCAAGAACCCAATCTTTCGCATTATTAATACCATTCCATAGACCTTTAACTAAGTTTTTACCAACTTCAGCCATTCCACTGATTCCACTAACGATTCCATCTTTAACTTTTCCGAGTAATTGTTTACCCATATCTAGCATTTTTCCAAAGTAATTAGTAATACCTTTAACAAGTGAACTTATTACCTGAGGTATCTTTGAAACGAGTTGAGGTATAGCTTTTACTATTCCTACAGCTAACTGAACGATTAAGGTTATTCCCATTTCTATTATCTTTGGTAAGTTATCGGTTATTGCTGTAACCAACTTATCAATTATCTCTGGCATTTTATCTATTAATTGAGGTAAGGCATTCAAAATACCTGTGACTAATCCCTCAATAATTGCTATTCCTGAGTCTATTACTAAATCAATGTTATCAAGTAGAGCCATCATTGAATCAACTAAGCCCTGAACAACTATTGGTACCAATATAGGTAATTGTTGACCTAAAGTTTGTCCTAATTGAACCACCATTGTTATGATTGTAGTTATTATAGTTGGTAGATTTTGCATTAATATAGATATTACTCCTGTTAAGAATGTAGTTATTAGTATTGCTAACTGAGGAGCCATTCCTGATAATGTATTTAAAATAGTTGTTACAATTGAACTAATACTATTCATTATCGTAGGCATATTCTCTACCAGTGTATTTGCAATATCTTCTATCATTCCCATAACAGACTCAATTAATTGTGGTAATAGCTCATCTGTTACTCCAATTAGTAAGTCTGTTATTCCACCTACTATTACTTCTATTCTCGGAAGTATATTATCAAGTGCCATTAAAATACTTTCTACTAAATTACTTGTTAATGCTTCAAAATCAGCAGAGTCATTTGCTATTCCTGTAAGCATATTAGACCATGATGCTTTTAATGATTTCACTGAACCCTGAATAGTTCCAGCTGATTCACTTGCAGTTCTACCAAGCACACCATATTTATCTGCTGTTTTTTCTAGCACATCTAATATTTCTGTACCTGATAATTCATCAACACTACTAATCATATATCCTGCACTTTGAGCTGCCTCTAAAAATCCTGTCTTAGTTCCTTTTATACCGATATTTAAATTATCAAGATAACTGTAGTTACCTTTTAATGCCCAGTTGATTGCAGTGCTGGCTGTAGTCATATCATATCCAAAAGTATTAGCTAGGTCTGATTCTAATTGCAACATTCTATTTGTTGTGTCTATTGCTTGATTCTCATCTTTTATCCCTGACTTTATTAAAGGATATGTTGAATTGAATGATTTGTAATAATCATTCTGACTCATTGTTAAATCTTTCCAAGCAGATTTGGCTGTGTCTTTAACTTTATTTATTTGTTCTGCACCTTTTTCTACACCACCAAACATAGCTTCAACTCCACCCTCTAGCTGTTCAAAATCTGCATAGCTATCAAGTGCTTGTTTTCCCATGCTTATGAATGTATTTCCTAATTGCTTAGTTAGGTTTACTAAATCACTAAATTCTTTTTTAATTACATCACTTAAGATATTTGCTTTTACTAAATCTGCAAATGTTATCGAAGATTGTCCTGCTTTATCTTCTGCATCACTAAAATCATCTACAGCTTTAGTTGAGTCATTTAATCTTGTTTCATTTTCTTTTATAGTGCCTGATAAGTTCTTTATTTCCTTTTCTAATTCTTGGGCTTGTTTAGAGTTTTTACCCTGTTCTAATACTACTGAACCATACTCTGTTTTTAATGATGCTAATTTTGTCTTTTGTTCGCCAATAGTATCAGATAATTTGTTATAAGCATTACTATTTTCGTTAATAATGCTTTTATTCTTTTCTATTTCTGAATTAATATTATTTACTTCAACCTTAGCAAGGTTTAATTTTGTTTTATATTGAGTAATTTTCTCATTATTTTTATCATATTGATTTTGGGCTGAAGCAAGCTGATTTGATAACTCATTAACAACTTTTTCTTGGTTCTTTATTTCAGTATTAGATGCTGTTGTTGAGTTTTTCATTTCTTCTAATTTTTTCTTTTCATCAGATAACTTATTTGTTAAGTCACTAATTGTTTTAGAATTGTCAGATTGTTGCTTATCAAAATCAGCAATTGCTTTTTTGTAAGTTTCTATCTTCTTATTTCCCTCATCCAACTCTTTATTAAGTATTTTATTTTTTGATGTAAGTGAAGTGACTGATTTATCTGTGCCATTAAATCCACTGGACACCAGCTTCATTTCACTCGACATCAATGTTAAATTAGTAGTTATTGTTTTTAAGGCTTTAGTGTATTCACTTTCACCTTTTAACTTAATTGTTCCACCAAATGAACCAGCCATACTATCACCTCTAATCTCTTATCCATTCTTCATCTTCTATTAGGAGTTCATTAAGTTGCTTGTAGGAGATATGTCTTAACTGAAAGTCATAGTATTCTTGATAATGATGATATAGATTATTAAATGTTCTATATGTTAATCTACCTACTTCTTTCTTTCTTAATCCCAATAGTTTTATTCCTACAAATAAAAACCACGAGAAGTCTATCTGTTCCGATTCATCCTCGTGGATTATATGTTTTTTGGGTGTTCATCTTTAACACTTTCTGTAATAACTTTATTTAGTTTTTCTGCAGATGCTTTTATTCCTGCTCTGGTGATAATTCTACCAACTTGTTTTGTAGTTAATAGAGGATTATCTAATCCCTTTTCATCATTCTCAATATCTATGGCTTCATTCATCATTTCAGTTAGACCAAAGATTAATGCTTTTGCATTAACTTCACCTTTTTTATTATCGGTTAATCTTGCCCATTTTTGTACTGAGCCATATTTATTTTGAATAACTTCCATAACGTTTAAATTAAATACAAGTTTATATGATTTATCATCTAAATCAAATGAAAACTCATAGTCTTTCAAATTACTCACCACCCTCTGGTGTTAACAGACCATCAAGATACTCTACTGCATCATTGTAGTTATCAAACGTTTTAGTTTTAGACCAAGTTCCATCTTTTAGTTTTAAAACACTACCCTCTAATGTAGGAGTTGTAAATTCAGTCGATTCACCTTTTGTTTTTTCATCAGGTAATGAATCCTTAAATTTAGTTTTACATATAAATTCAACTTTATATTTTAATGTTCCCTCATACATTTTTGTGATAATTCTACCAAATCCAACATATGGAGCTACATCTGTATCTTTTCTAATCATTTCACCATCTTGACTAATTTCATGACCAGTTAATCTTGCAGTTGTAACATCATCATCTTCATCAGTAGTAATTGTCACTGTACCTTTCTTAACTGAATAATCACTTTCTGCTAATCCATCATCAGCATATAATTCAGCTGAATTTAAGTCTAATGAAACCTTACAATCAATTGCTTTTCCTAATTGTAAAGAACCACCATATGTTTCTGTTTCTGGGTCTAATATTCCATATCTAAAATACTTTAATCCTGTTCTTGCCATTATTTATTCCTCACTTTCTCAAATTCTAATGTTTTATGATATAGTCCTGTTTCTTTTTCATACATATCTGGACTACTATCAATACGTATGAAATCATTATTTTCCATTACTTCTTTGACCTTATTTTCTATTGCTAAAAAATTACCTTTTGAAAATATATCTATATCAATTGTAATAACACTTTCTAATTCTTTATCATCACCAAATAAAGCAGGTCTATCAGCTGTGAATGTATATGTAATATAAGTAGTTTCTTTTCCATCATAGGTAAGATATCCTGCTGGAATAGTTTTTCCATTAACAATAAAGTTTGAGAATATACTATTCATTAATTCATAATCATTCATCTTTGATATACCTGTCCTGTACTTTCTTCATAGCATTTTCTATTTCTTCTTTATTTCTAAATGCTTTCCTGAAGAATGGCTTTTTCTTTTCTCCATGACTTGTACCATATTCACGAGCCATTGCTTTTAATGGAATAGCAACACCATCTGAATCATATCCATAGAATGCCACTTTATTATTAATTCCATCATCAGTTGGAGTTTTATATACTCTGGTGATTTTTAATCCTTTTTCAAGACTATCGGTAGACTTAAAAGATGACTTCATATTTTGCTTTACTTTTTCATAAACCAATTTAGCTCCTGCTGTAGTCATTTCACCCATCATCTTATCTACATTATTGGTTAATTCTTTATAACTATTAATCAAGTCTGTAGGTAGTTCAGTTTCAAATCCTGCCATCATTTAGTCACCTCTTTAGCTTGTATTTCCAATTTGACATTTGCTTCATCTATATTGTTAAGATATTCAATAGAATAAGTTTTATTTTTAAATTCAATCAACATATCTCTTTCTACATTTGTCTTTGGATATCTGATAGTAAAGTTTGTATATGCTTTCTCAAAATCAGAATTACTTGCTATTAATGTAAAACCTTTTGTAGTTTTAACATTTGCATATGTTTCTAATATTAGAGTTTTATCATCTGTTTTAAATCCACTTGAATCAGTAGTATGCCCTACTTGATATATTTTTATCTTCTGGTTATATTTACCTGCATTTAACATACGTTATTAGTTACATGCATTCCTAGAATAGTTTGGACAACTTTATTTAAATCACTCTTATCAACGTACAGAGTTCTGTTATCATACATATCTTGACATAAAATAAAAATGACTATAACAAAGTCATCAAATTCATCTAAGTCTTGCACTCCTGTATTTTCTTTTATAAATGCTTTAGCAATTTCAATAAGATTAGTTAGTAATGTTTCTTCTGATTGACTAACTTCTGTTAGTCTTATATAATCAGCTATTTCTTGATAGGTTATATCACTAACTTTCATTAGTCCTCACCTCTTTACTCAGAAGCTGTTTCTTCATTATTTTTGGCTTCTGTTTTTTTCTTAATTTCTTTTGGAGTATTTGGTTTACCAGATGCAGGAGTAATATATCCTGCACCTAATAAATCTTTAACAATATCTTCATTATCAATTTCTATTTCTTGACCTTTAGTAGCAGATATTAAACCACTAAATGTTTTTAAGACTTTATACATTAGGTATCACCTAAGCTTTACAAGTTAATTTAGAAATCTTTTGAGCATCTTCGACTTTACCATCAAATTCCATCCATGCTACTACTCCAACAGCATGTTGGTCTGCATATTTTTCTCTTAGGATTTCAATTTCTAATTCCTCTACAAACTTAGTTGCTAAACCTGACATATCACCATAATAGATAATATCTTTACCAGCACCGATATCTTCCATATTGTCTGATTCATAAACTGGTTTACCAAGTAATGTATAACCAAAGTCATGTGTTAAATCATCTTGTAATAGATATCTACCATTGTCATCTTTTAATAATGCAACAGCTGTTAATGTTTCTGGTGACATAATCCAGATAGCATTCTTTTGATATTTTTGTTTTACCTTTCTCTTAGTTTTAATAATTTCATCAGATGTGATAGCAGTTGAACTTGCAGTTTCTACACTTAAAGTAACGCCTGCTTTTAATCCAGCAACCTTATTTTCAGTTCCATGAATTAATTCACCCTCTAAGAATACAGAAATTGCTTCTGCCATAATATTTATAACTTCATTAACAATATCGAAGTCACTATTATTAATTAATGATTTAGATATTTTTGCTAATGCTCCTGCAAGATATCCTGATAATTCAATACTTGTAAAGTTACCAATATTACTTTCTAATGTTTGGAACTCAGTAGCATATGCCATATTAACTTTTGCTTCTGCTGTTTCAGAATAATATGGTATTTCTAATTTTCCTTTAACATTATATTTTGTTGACTTTTCTAATAAAGGAGAAATGTCATAAACCTTTTTAATAATTTTGTTAGCAATACTAACTGGAATTACTGCTCCATTATTTCCTATTTCTAAATTAACATCTGCTCTTTCTTCTAACACTCCACGAATGTAGTTAGCAAATGCACGTGATTCTTCTTTTTCTTGATTCACGTTATCTTCACCCTCTTCCTTATTTTCTTCTGTTTCTTCTTCTGGTTTATCTTCACTTAATTCTCTACCTTTTGTTAGAGCACTTATAGTGTCATTGATTAAACCAATTTCCTCTTCTAATTTTTTGAATAGTTCATTCTCTTCATCAGTGAATGCTCTTTCTTCTTTTTCTACTTTATTTAGTAGATTTTCCATTTCTGTTTGCTTTTCAGCTTTTTGTTCATTTAATGCTTTTAAATTCATTGTTCATTACCTACCTTTCTTTTACTTTTCTTAATCTTTCTTCATATTCTGAATAATCAATTTTTTTAGCATTATCTTCTTTTACTTCTTCTGGCTCTTCTTTGATGTCTAATTCAACTGATTCATCTGTTCTGTATTCAATCACTTTGACATCATCATCCCTCAATTCGATACTTGTACCGATATATGCTGGTGTCTTTCTGTCATCAATGATTGATACTTCAAATAAATCCAAATCTCTAACTGTTCTTTCTTCAATACCTGCTTCATTAAGTTTTCTATCTTCTTTATTGCAGATAAAACCAAAAGACCAGCCACGAAGTTTATTCTCTTTAGCTTTACTAATAACTTCTGAATCATCTATTTCAACAATGGCTCGTAAACCAATGCTGTCCTCATAGATTTTTGCTTTACCACTTTTTGTGTCAGCCAGTTTTCTTTCTTTTTCGTGGTCTAGCAAAACATCAACGTTATCAGTTCTTTCTAATGCCTTTTGAAATGTTCCTGCTCTAATCTTTTCTATGAATTTTCCACGATTGTCATATAGGACTTTGGAATCTCTTTCAACTGCATTTACATAGCCATCGATTATTACTTTTCCATTTCTAACTTGTACCCTCATCATCACCACCACCTTTCTCATTTTTCATATCGACTATGGCATTAGTATTCGGTGTGTAATACTTACCTGTATTTGTATCGAATACAACATTGGCAAGATTAAGTGTTATTACATCTAATCCATCAATGCTGTCATAATCTTCTAGGTATCTAATTTCATTCTTACTTATCCATCCTGTTTCAGATGCAATCTTGTAAGCTTCATATCTTTCTTTGATATTTCCACGAGTGATTTCTCTGGTATCAAATTCAAAATAAAAAGACCCTTTCTCTTTTTCGAGTAATAGGTCTTTATTAAGAGCAATCTTTATAGCTGTTAATGTCGGCATGATTGCTTCTTTCATAAAATCATCGAATGATTCCTTATTATGAAATATTTTATCTATTTCATCATTGAGAGTTTTCTTTCTTTCATTTAGTTGGAGTTCTACTGTTGTACTTGAACCCTCTTTGAAATCCATCCCCTCATTTAATACAATTGCATTTTCACTCTTATTTGAGTAAAGGTTTGACCATGCTTTTTTAAGCATTTGTATTTCTTTATCTCCTAATCTTCTTTGAGATGTAATAAATCCTTTTTTAGCACCACCTGTTTTAACAAGTCCTAATTCATAAAGTAATGTTTGATATGCATTCTCAATTGCTGTAGATACTTCATTTATTACACTTCTACTTATTCCACCATCTCTGGTGCTTCTTAATATGGTTATGAAGTTATATGTTTCATATTGCTTACCATTAACCATAAAAACTACATCTTTATAGATTGGGTCAGCATTCTTTTGAACTGATACATTTCTAGCATCTACATATCTCAGACTATTTACTTTATTTTTAGTTCTATCTATGAATATGTAACCACCTTTATCTAACAAGTAATCTTGTATCCATGCTTTCTTCATTTGAAATGCATCTAAAGTATCACCTGTATCAATATTTAAAAGATTTATTCTTGGGTCATTTTTTACCTCTTCAACTTTCTTCTTACCAGTATTTTTATCAATGGTTTCTTTATATAGTTTTATCGGTATCATTGCTATTGTATTAGTTATCCTATCAACTGCAGATGATACTGCTGGTAATGATAGAGCTTTATCTTTATCTATTTTCTCACCACGTAACATTGCTTTTAATAAGACATCATTAACTAATTCATCAGTATTAATTACCTCTTCATCTCTTCTTTTAAATAATTTACTAAATATACTCATTTCATCACCACCTATTCAATTACCTGAACGAAGAAGTCATCATTGTCTAGGAATACATCTTGCTGTAATAGATAAACAGCATTAATTAATGCTACTACCATATCAACTTTTCCCTGACTTCTTTTCTTGGTTATATATCTATTCATATTTGTATCGTATGTACATCTTGCATTTTCGAAGTTTATTTCTAATAATTTATTTTTCTCGTATCTGAATTGTCTATCTAATATTTTTTCATATAACAATTTAGTTGGACTATGTAATGTATCAGAGTGCTGTCTTATTTCAATTGTTTTATATTTCTTATTCCATTTTTGAGCAGAAGACAAAGCATTATATCTATCGTATCCGATAGCCATTACTGTTACTTTATATTTTTCTTCTATCTTGAATACAAAATCTTCAATAACACTATAATCTACTGTCTTATTACCACAGGCAATACATTTCATTTCTTTTATAAATTTTCTATAATCTATTCTTTCGAATTGGTTCTTTTCATCAATTCTACCCTCTGGAATAAATGCAACAACATCTGCAAGTATTTCATTATCATCTTCACTTACCATAGCAACAGCACAGTTATCATTTGTCATTGCTAGGTCTACTCCAATGTATACTTTTCTACCTGTCCAGTCTATGTTAGCTACCTTACATTGCATAACTTCATTAATATCAATGTATGATTCTGTTCCCATACCCTGATAAATAATATTACAATGCTTAGTTAAGAAGTTTTCTCTTACTGATTCTACTGCTATGGCTTTAGCTCTTTTCTTTTTTAAGTCATCCCATATCTCAGGTATTTCGAGTGCCACTGGATTAGCTTCTTTTAATACATCATCGTTTATTGTCCATTCATTAATCAAATCTTCATCTGGTTCATATAACAAAGCAAAGATTGTTTCATCGTCTTGAAGCCCATCTAATACTCTTTTTGCATATCCTACTTCATCTTCAAATGGGTTATTGAATGTTGGATATTTGGTTGAGATTATACATCCTAATTTATTTAAGATATTTAATTGACCTGACCTCATTGATTCAATTGCATATGGATTTGGTAATGCTCCAACTTCATCTGCTAAGAATACATTAGGAAGTTTTCCATCCATTCTACTTGATGAATAGTTTAATGGATAATATCTTGATTCAGTTAAATTGAATTGAATGTAATCTCTTAGGATTTTAAATCTTCTTGAGTCCTTATGAAGATATATAAGTGGACTTGATTTTAATGTTTCTTCTATTGCTGTTTTAACTTCACGTGATAGTGAACCATCAGGAGCAACAGAATAAAACTTTGAGAACTTTGGTTCAAGTAAGAATAATAAAATGAATATTGTTGCTATTGTATAAGTCTTAAAGTTCTTTCTGGCTATTTCTAATATAGCTGTTTCATATCTTCTTTTATCAGGATTATCTTTATGGACTACACAAAGTATTGAAATATAAAAAACCCATTGATATCCACAAGAGCATTCATATATTGTCTGTCCTGCTTTTAATCCTTTGGGCATTATTAATATTTTTAATATTGCTTCTATTTGTCTTACTTTATTCTCATTGATAATGTATTTTTTACTTTTTCCATCTGCTATATCTAGAAACATTTTGCATTGCTTCTTAACATATTTTGGTGCAGTTATTTTTCCTTTAACTACATTAGTAGCATACTCATAGGCATTATTTTCCACGACCAACACCAGATATTATTTGAAGCAATGGGTCATCATCAGCAGTACCCTCATCATTTCTTAATGAAGTAATTATTTTCATTAATGTTGAGACTGTCTTATTTGCACTATCTGTTGTTCTATTGTAATCGGATATAGCAGGATGTGAGTAGACATTCTTTCTTCCTTTAACATATTCTTTGGTAACAAGTATTCCATCTTCTTTGATGGTTTTTTCTAAATCACCTAATATTTGAAGTTGTACTTGATATCTCTTGAATGTAGTTAGAAAGAAGAAGTTTTGTTCAACTCCATGCTGTTCTGCAATTCGTAATATTTCCTGAGCTTGTTCATTTAATGACATCTTATTCATTAGAACAATCCCCATTCTGCAAATTTTTCAAATCCACCAACTTCTTTTATGTATTCTCTGGCTTCATCTACTATCATGCTATATGGTTTTCCATCAATCTCTTCATCACCAATTGCACAACTTAATTCCACTGGCTTTTTCAATTCTTGGGCTTTCTTGAATGCATAGATATTAACTGATACATCTGCTTTAGATAAATCTTTACCATGCAATCCACCACCTGTAATTGATTGAGCCATATCTGAACCAAGTTTTCTATTTGTAGCACCTGTGTCGACATCTGTACCACCTGTCCAATCTCCTAATGGATTGATTATTGCATTAGGATATAGATTTGCTAAATCTTTTTTAGATGCATTACTTTGACAGATTATCAATTTATCTCCATCAAGTATATATTTCCCATCTGTAGGAAATGCACTATATATTTCTCTAGCAATATGAGAGAGTTTTATCTCTTCATTTGTTAGTGGTACACCTTTGAATATTCCATTATCTCCACATCTAATTTTGTCAGATTGGTTCTTAGCTAAATGTTCATCCTGCTTAGCCATTATTACTTCTATTTGAATATCATTATCTGCTATTCTTTCTACTATTGGAATTATTTCATCAACGTTAAAATAAACATCAGTTTCTATTATAATTTTACAATTATGATGTCCTATTAATACTTCAACTGCTATCTTTGGATTTTTGTTTTTTGTATATGCTAGGTCTACTATTGCACCTGCTATTCTATCTGCCACCTTATCTGGATGGCTTGGATTAACTTTTTCTATCATATTAATTCACCTTTACTGCTTTCTTACCTGTTAATGTTTCCCAACGATTAATTATTACATCAACATATTTAGGGTCTAATTCTATCGTGTAGCAGTTTCTACCTAATTGTTCACATGCTATTAATGTAGAACCAGAACCACCAAAAAAATCTATTACATTCTCACCTTTTTGTGAGCTATTAACAATTAATCTTGATACCAATCTAATTGGCTTCATTGTAGGATGTAATTCATTTCTTAATGGTTTATCTTCATGTATAACTGTTGTTGGTAATTTATCTTGTAATATTTCTGTAATATATTCTTTTAATTCTTCTTTAGTCATCTTATCCAAATCTGCTTTATCTTCAAACACTGTTGTTTGAGTTCTATCATTAATAAAGTAATGTCCTGCACCATCTTTCCAACCATATAAGCATGATTCGTGTTTCCATTGATAATCTTGACGACCTAATACTAATGCATTCTTTACCCATACTAAGTTTTGTCTTAATGTTCCACCAGCATCTTTTAATGCTTTTCTGAAGTTAAGACCCTCAGTGTCAGCATGGAATATATAAAATGCTCCACCATCTTTTAATGACTTTAACATTTCATCGTAGAATGCATATAGGAAGTTGTAGAACGATTCATCATCCATATTATCGTTTAGTATCTTTTCTGCATTACCACGTGGCTGTCCATATCCTGATTCGTTTATTGAACCATAGTTAACATTGTATGGTGGGTCTGTAACACATAAGTCCATTACTGCTCCATCTGTTAATTTGGCAATATCATCTGGGTTTGTACTATCACCACAAACAAGTCTATGATTACCTAATTGATATATATCACCGAGTTTTGCTATTGGTTCTTCTGGTATATGTTCATCAACATCATAATCATCTTCTTGAAACTCTACTTCTGTTTGATTGAAGTCAAAGTCATCAAGTGAGAACCCTGTTAGTTCTATATTAAAGTCCATATCATCTAATGCTTTTAATTCTGTTCTTAGGATTTCATCATCCCATCCAGCATCTTCAGATAGTTTATTATCAGCTATTATGTAAGCTCTTTTTTGGGCTTCTGTTAAATCTTCAATAAAAAGACATGGTACTTCATCCATGCCTAACTTTTTAGCTCCTAAGACTCTACCATGTCCTGCTATTATTCCATATTCACTATCTATCAATACTGGATTTATAAATCCAAACTCTTTAATTGAATTAGCAATCTTTTCAACTTGCTCATCAGAGTGTGTTCTTGCATTATTCTCATATGGTTTTAATTTATCAATTTTTACATTTTCATATCTTCGCATCTCTTCATCTCCATTTTCCAAAAAACTCACGTATATTTCATTTTGTGTAGATTTAGGTGGCGTGTGGGTTTTGAAAATTATTTATATTTCTTTTCTAGACCCCTCGGGGGCTTCTTTTTCTTTAACTATATCCAGTAATTCTTCTTTTGATATTTCTCCTGCCTCAGCCATCTTATGATGGTATCTACATAGTGTTATGAGATTACTACTGTCTAATCTTTTTGAATAATCTTTTTCTAATGGTACAATGTGATGTACTTCAAGCTCTTTAAAGTTATACCTTAGGACGGTATTATATTTACCACTAATACATATCTGACATAGGTAGTTATCTCTTTCTCTTATTCTCCTACTCATCTCATGCCACTTATTTGTGTTCCTAAATGTATTCTGTTTTGTCTTTACTTTAGTTCTTGGTCTGTAGCATTGCTTACTATCATCGTGTATTCTGCCACATACTGAGCATGTCTTTAGCATTGTCATCACCTGTTTATTCAATAAAAAAAGACTACCTCATTTCTTTGGTAATCTCTTACATTAACATAATAACATGTATAATACTGACATGAACTGACATACTTATATTTTCTTTTTAAGTTCTTTTATTTTTATTCTTAGTCTTTGATTTTCTTTTCTTAATCTCTTTACTTCATCAGGTTCACCAATCTTATTTAACATTTTATTAAATAGGTCATCTTTTACCTGTTCTTTTAGAGATTCATATTTTAAGCTTGTAGTATTGTATTCTTTTAGTAGGGTTAAATAGTTTTTAATCTTTCCCATTGTTTCCATCTTCTAAATATTTACGTTGGATTCGTAAGATATGTCTTTCTGACATTTTCATTTCGATTGATATTTTAGTCCAAGACTTTAATTCAATATATCTTTTATTAAATATTAGTCTAGCAACCACATCATCTATTGTTTCTATAAATGATTCTATCTTTATCATCTCTTCTATGGCTTCTATTTCCTTTAATTCAAGCTTTCTGGAGTATTTATCTAACAACTCAACTTTTCTTCCTACAGGGTCGCTTATTCCTGTTCCATGAGGCATTCCTGTTAGTTCTGATACTCCTACAGATTGTTCTGCTATCATCTGAAGTTTTTCTTTTATCTGTTTTATTTCTATTGATAAGTAATAATACTTTCTTAATTCATTAATAGTCATCTTCATCACCATTTAACCAATCAAAATCAAATATTTCTTTATTCTCCATAAATTCATCTGTACTTCTAGAATAATGACTATCTTCTTCCTCTTCTATTTCAGTTAGAGTTTTGTAACCACATGACTTCCAATTTCTTAAAACTCCATTAACATAACTCATCTTCTTTTTATTGTTAATAACTGCTACATAAATAGCATGTTCAATAATATCATCAGTAAAATCATTTCTCCAGTTATCAAGTGTTTCTATTTCTATTGGAGAGATAGTTCTACCGAATTGGCTTTCTAGATAAGTATATAATGTGGGTGTAGTACCTAACACTCCATCTCCCTCTTCTTTTTCTTTTTTCTTATTCTCTTTCTTATTCTTATCCTTATCCTTTATCCTAGGAGATGACTCATCAGAGTTTGGTTCATCAGTTAGTTCATCATCATTTGAATTTGATTTTGATTTGGTTTTATTTTGATTTCGTTTTGATTTTGATTTCATCTTTTCTTGATATTTACTTGATTTGTTTTTGCTTGAAGTTAGGTTTGGTTTTATTATTACCCATATAGAAGCTTTAAACCCATCAAAGGTAGGTTCTTTATCTAAGAATATAAAATCTACTATTGCTTCTAGCATTTCTTTCTTATCTTCTGGTTCTAGATAACATATGGACTCATAATAGCTTTTAAAGAAAGTGAATCCTGATATGTCATTTATTTTCAAGATAAATCTCTTTTCCATTCTAAGACGTGGCAGGTTCTGTACATTTGACCAGCTCTTTTTCTTATGTTATCTATTGTATCTTCAACCTCTTCATCAGTCACACATACATAGAACCCACCATTAGAACCACTCTTACTTCCTATAACAAGATAGTAATCTTCATTCTCCCTTATATTTTGAATTATCTTTCTTAATGACCTATCATTTCCAACATTAAATATTCTTCTAAGGTCTTTATTTTTAATCATATTGTCTTTACCTATATTATGTTCTATTAAATAAGTATAGATTTCTGATTCCATTTGTACCTCTTATTTATCAGCTATTTCTACTACTTTAAATACATACTTTTTACCAACCTCAAGCTTCACATCTTCTGTTAAGTTTTCCATAAGTATTGTTGGCTTACCACGATTATCAAAGACTTGTTTTACTATAACTTTTATTTTCATAGTTATCACCTAAAATGGAAGACCATCATCATCTATTGATAATTCATCATCTGATTCATCAACAATAATGTCATCCTCGCTATTATTTTTATTATCTAAGAACTCAAGACTTTCTACATACACATCATAAGTATATCCACGTGTTCCATCTTCTTTTTCAAAGCTTCCTGTTTGTAGTTTTCCTACGATACCTACTTTACTTCCTTTATTTAAATATTTTTGTATAGTTTCTGCACGAGAACCCCATGCTATCATATTAATAAAATATGCTTTCTTATTATCACCGAATCCATCGTTAACGGCTAAATTAAATCTAGCAAATGCTACATTCTTTTCTGTATATTTAATCATTGGGTCAGATGTTAATCGACCTATTAATTCTACTTTATTCATTTTCTTTTTCCTTTCTTAAATATTCTTTTAGTAGTTCAATTGGCTGTTCTTCATTAATTGGTAACTTTATATATTTTCTTACGTTATCTCTTAAATGAATGCCTCTTAGAAACTCTATCTTTTTACTATAAGATTGTTGATACCCAATTCTATATAAATTAGTTTGATATGCAACATACTCTTTATCAAATACACTGGTTCTTTTAATATCAGCTATGCCTACTTTTCCATCAAGTTCTAATATTAAATCTATCCTACCAGCACTTACTGGCTTATCATCTAAAAATAAAACTATTGGTATTTCGTTTTGAAGACATTTAAAGCCATATCTAGATTTTAAAAATTTATAGTTATGTAATTCCTTACAGCTATCATCATCTATTCCTTTGGTTTCATATTCTTCTATTTTTTTGTGTACTTCTGTACCAAGTTCTGATGCCCTTTCTAATGTTCTTTGGGATACACCAATATATTTGTTTCCGAACTTCAATTTTAGTATCTGGGTAATACTTGGAAGAATTACTCCATCGTAGATGTAAGTATGTGTTTCATCAATGTACTCAAGTAATCTTCCTTTTATCATCCAAGACTCAATCATTTATTCTGATTGTTATGTAGGCTTTCTTTTTACCATCTAGACTTACATACTTATCATATAAATCTGGATTTTCTTCTCTAAACTTATCTTTATCAAAGACCTCGATATCATCTTTGGCTTCTGTATATGATATGGTTAATCCTGATATGTCATCTTTTAATTTAATGACACCTTTTTTCTCCATAGCATATTGAATTAATTCTTTATAATTTTGTTGTTCTACCTTTAGCTGTTTTATTTGCTTTTCTATTTTGTTTATATAATTAACCATGTCTGTGGCTAATATTGGTTTATTATCATTATTAACTATTATTAAATCAGTAGCACTTTCTTGCATTATTAATTCCCACCTTTCTTATTTTGAATAATATCTGATGCTTCCTTTAAAGTAAGCTCATCTATCTTTTTCTTGTTCAGACTTGATAACACTTTCTTTAAAGCATCAACATCTTTTTCATATAACTTCTTGATTGTAGTCTTTTGACCATCAGTAATATTTTGTTGCTTGTAAGATGTATTTGTTCTTTTAGGTTTCTCATCATCCACACGTTCAGGGTCATCTTTTGTTGCTACTAAGAAAGTTGTAGCAAAGAAGTATTTCAATGCTCCTGTCTTAGCTTTATACAATGCTTTATCACCTTTATCAAAAGCTATACCAGAATGAATGCTTTTAATTGTATATCCAGTATCTATATCTGACATTTGAAATTCTATTGTTACAAATACACCAAATTTCTGCTTATCTGTACCATCTATTAGTTGTACATTAGTTTCTGTTGAGTTAAACCCAATACCACACTTACTAAATAATTCAGTAAATAATTCTTTATATTGGGCTTCACTAAAATACTCATAGTTATCGAAATCATTAACTGCACCTTTAACTAAGATGCCTTTTTCCATTAATAATTTTCTTAAATCATTTAATTTAGTTAGAAGTTTAATTCTATCTTCAGGCTTTTCAACTTCTACTGCTTGCTTAGTTTCATCCATTTACTTTTTCCTTTCTGTTATACTTGATATTTTTGTTAGGTACTCTATGTCGATTCCAAAGAAATCCAACACTTCACACATAGGTACCATGTTTTGAGGCATAATATATTTCTTACCCTCTTTAATAATCTTTTCTCGAATTAATCTCTTTATCTCTAAAGCTCTATTTTCACCAACACAACCAATCTTTCTTATTTCTTTTGTACCAGCAAAATAAAACTTAATTAATTCTTGAAGTTCTGCTACTGTTACATTATCCATTTATACAAGTAAAGTAATATGAATCAGTATCAGTATTGTTAATAATTCTATTTAGTTTAATATTTATATTAATTAGAAAGATAAATATTACTAAATATGCGACTGCTATAACTGTGGGAATAACCCATGATTTCAATTTGTATCTCTTATTCATTATTAGGATTTCCTTTCTTAAAGTTTTAAAGTTTCGTAGACTTTTTAAATTAAAATTACGAGTAGTTCGTAATGAACGACCAAAAAAAATAGATTTGTACCGCATAATAAATCATATTTTTTTCTACTTCATACTACTTTACTTCTTTATAGCAATTTTATTTTTGTTTTTTTCCTTTTCATTAGGAACAAATCGAAGCTCATTATAATTAATATCATATGCTCTTTCTATTTTCCTTATATTTTCAGCATTTGGAACTGTTTTAAAGTGTTCATAATTAAATAATGTATACTTACTTATTCCTATTTGTTTAGAAGCTTCTTCCAGTGTAAGCCCTAAATTAGTTCGTACTGCTTTTAAAGAATAAAGTTTCAACTTCGCTACCTCCTCTCTAATCTCATTCTATTACGATTGGTTCGTAATGTCAATAACATTTTTAACTTTTTATGATTTAGTCGTAATATTTTACAATTTATGTTGCATTTATTTACGAAATGATGTATAATCATTATCGAAAGGAGACGAGATTATGAACGATTATGGTAATAAAGAAGTTCTTTCCAAGAATATTAAAAAGTGGATGGAAATTAAAGGTGTAGACAGAATGGCAGTTGCTGATGCCACAGGAATTAGCTACACTACTATCTCTGATTGGATTAATGGTAAGAATTATCCATACATTGATAAGATTGAAGTTCTTGCCAATTTCTTTGGTTGTACTAAGGCTGACCTAATTGAAGATATTCATGATGGCAGATTAGACCAAATGAAGAAAGATGTTGTAAGAGTTCCACTTCTTGGTAAAGTGCCTGCTGGAATGCCATTTGAAGCTATCGAAGACATGTATACTGTGGATTATGAAGAAATTCCAAGTGATTGGGTTAAAGGTAATAAACAGTATTTTGCTCTTAGAGTGCAAGGCGATTCAATGGAACCTGAGTATCCAGATGGTTCAGTTGTAGTATTCTTAAAAACTGAGGATTGTCAATCTGGTCAAGATTGTTGTGTTATGGTTAATGGTGATGATGCTACATTTAAGAGAGTTACAAAAAAAGAAGATGGCATTGTTCTTACTCCACTTAATTTAGATAACTCAACTGGTTATTTACCAACTAAATACACAGCTAAGGATATATTTGAAAACAACATTCACATCTTAGGTGTCGCTAAAAAGTTAACTAAATATATCAATCAATAAAAAAAAGCTCGTACTGGAATACGAGCCGAATGAAACACTTATTTAAAAATTCTACGAAACTTTAAAAAATGAAATCAAATGAATAATCACTTGAGATACATGTGTTCCTTTTACATTGTATCACATTTTGGTTATTTAGTAAATAAGGAAGGATGTGATGCTATGCCAGTATATAAGGCAAAAACACCTACCTCTGATGGAAGATGCTGGTTCTATAAAGTCAGCTATGTTGATATCTTTGGTAGGCAACAAACAAAAGTAAGTAAAAAGTTTCAGACCAAGACTGAAGCAAAGATAGCTGAGTCACAATTCATGGTTGAGGACGTTAAAGAAGATAAGAATGCTCCTGTTGATATGACATTTGCAGATTTATATGAAAAGTTTTTAGAGTATCAAGATGACAAAGTAAGATTAACTACTAAAAGGAATTATGCAAATAAGATAAAACATCTTGAATCATTAATGAATGTTAAATGTAAGGATTTTAATATCTATATATTTGAGGAATGGAAGAAAGAAATAAATGCTAAACCTATTAGCACTACATTTAAGAATGATTTATTGAAATTTTTAAAGTCTATTCTTAATTATGGTATTACTTGGTATAATTTTGATTTTCTACCAACATACAGAAAGATAACTAAATTTAGTAATCCTAATGAAATGAGAAAAGAAATGGATTTCTATACATATGAAGAATTTCAACAATTTATAAGCTATTCTCCAGATTTAAGATACACTTGCTTATTTGAGACTCTATACTATTGTGGATTAAGATGTGGTGAAGCCAGGGCTATAACTTGGAAAGATATAGATTTTAAAAAGAAAACTATAAATATCAACAAGCAGATACAAACATCTAAGTCTGGCAAGAGAAATGATTTCTATATTGCAGACCCTAAGACAAATAACAGCATTAGAATTCTACCTTTATGTGATGTATTATTAGAGCATTTAAATGAATATCATACTAAACTATCTAAATATAAGAATTTTAATGAGTCCATGTACGTTTTTGGAGATGATAAAGGTATTAGACCTTATGAACCTAGAAATGTAAGACACGTGTGTCATAAGACATCAATAAACGCAGGTCTTAAGCAAATTAGGTTACATGATTTCAGGCATTCATGTGCATCGCTATTAATCAACAGTGGTGCTTCTGTAACTATGGTAGCCAAATATCTTGGTCATACAAAGATAGATGTTACTTTAAATACATATTCTCATATGTTTAAAAGTGCTTTAGATGGTGTTATTGAAATTATTAATAATTTAGAAAAAGAGTCAGCTTAGTCTGACTCTTCGTATTTAAAAACCCCTTAAATCGTATCTAATTCGTATCTAATCCAATTCTGTTGTAAGTTTTTAAATTAGTCAAAACCTCGCAAACCCTTTATTTTAAGCCAAAAAAAGTGAGAGTAACCTTTTTTCGTTACTCTCTTCAGGGGGATTTAGTTTTACCTGATTTTCTTTCATATTTTGCATTATTCTTTTATTCTTATATGCTAAATATCTCGTAAATAGCCCTATTTTACCTACTA